AGGTGAAAATTCTAAGATGGTTGTTACAGGAGACTTAAATCAAGCCGACCGCCTAAAAGATAACGGCTTAGTTGACTTTATTGACAAAATCAAAGGTCACAGATTGTCTCACATCGATGCAGTGTATTTTGATAGTCACGATATTGAAAGACACGAAGCCGTAAAAGAAGTATTAGATATTTACGGTGATGATTAAATAAAAAGGGCCCCAGGGGCCCTTTTTTACAAGTGACTTAGTCTAATCAATGTAGCAGCCAAGTTAATCTCAGGATCACTAACTAATGTGTGATCAACAAGACCTTGTTTGATAATAAGAATAGCTTTTTCTTGTAGAGCTTCTTCTCCAAAGATTGCTACGTTGTCATACAACCAACGATATATTTCTTCCATCTCTTCTGGGCGAGCCTGTCCACATACAAGTTTACGTGCTTCACTAATCTTGCCTTTCTTAAAAAGCTCAACCATTTCAATCTTATAGTCAGCTTCTCCAGTATCGCCCTTCTCTGGCGTATGTAGTTTGCCTTCTAAGCTGTTCATCTGCACAGTATTGATACACTTGCGCAGGTCTGGGTACGTAGCTTTGACAAACGTGTCTAATGTGTCAAGATCAAACTCTACGTTCTCTTCCACAAGAATAGTAGCAACACGAGCAGTAAATTCAGTAACGTCAACTCGTTCAATATGGAAGCCTTGACAACGACTGTGGAGAGCAGGGATAATCCTATTAGGATAGTTGCAAGTAAGAATAAATCTAGCGGTCGTATGGTATTCTTCCATGACTCCACGTAAGGCTGCTTGTGCATTAGGTGATAAGTAATCTGCTTCATCTAATAGTACTACCTTAAAGTCTCCAAACGGAATCATCTGTACAAAGTTTACAATTTTATCACGAACGTCTTCAACTGAGTTAGTACGTGACGCATTGATTTCTAAGATGTCTAAGTCTTGGATTTCAAGTTCGTTAAACAAGATCTTTGCCAATGTTGTTTTACCAATACCTGCATTACCGCTAAACAACAAGTGTGGAATAGTACCTTGCTTAATCCAGCTTTGTACTTGCTCTCTCTGATGGTTATCTCTAAAAACGTAGCCGTCAACAGTTGCAGGACGGTATTTCTCTACCCATAGTTCTTTCATTCTTTAACCTTTATAAATTCGTAAACATTGCAGGTGCGGATTTTATACACTACAAAATGTGTAGCTTCTGTTAGCGTAGGAAACAACTTTGTTACTTTTGTTCCGCCGACCATATAATATCTAACTCTCCACATTGCAATATCCTTTGCATTTATTATAGACAAAAAGAAAGGGTCTGTCAAGACCCTTTGAGTTATTTGCTCACAAATGGAGCTAACTCCGGCGGCACCCACCCTATGGGTTTCAATACCTTACCGTCTTCACGCTTGCGAACTTTACCAGTTTCTGAATCGATTTTAGCAAAGTTAGTTCGCATAACTTCTTTCCAAGCACCCTCGGCATCTGCACCCATACTATGAATAGCGCCGATGGTAACAACCAGGATATCAATAAGTGCGTCCAGTTGTTCTACTGGATCTTCTGCTAGAGTAGCTTCTAGCAATTCTTGATGCTCTTCGTCAATAAGTTTAATATACATTGAATATTGCTGTTCATCAAACTTGTCAACGCTTTGATCACAAGCTCGCATAAACTTTTCTTGATCTCTGAACGGATTGGTCATAGTTCTCTTCCAATCATTGCATCTTCTGGCGGAGCCTCGTCTGAAATCATTAGCATACATTTTGTGTCAATTTTTCTAATAATTTTCTCACCTTCGTCATCTTCGATCTTAATACCTCGCGTCCAACGTCCGTGTTCAACTAACACCCACTGCCCTACTGATACATCTTTTTGTTCCGGCCCTACTGCATATACTTTGGCCCATCTAGGATGTACACCGTGTGCCTTACCGTTGTCACTTTGAATGACAATACCACTATTTGTAATCTGCTCTCCAAAATTCATGTCGATAACAATTACATTATCAGTTAACGGCTTAAGAATAGATACTTTCCAGGCATTAATGTTCACACCTGCATTTTTTTGAAATCCTAATGTCTCTGACATAAATCCTCTTACTTTCTAAGTTCTGAACTGTCTGTGTGGTATTCTGTACTTGCTTCTTCACGCTTACGAACAATTTGTCCGTTTGCACCAAGTTCGTCACCACGAGCATTCATTCGAGCATTACCTACTGCTAGAGTAGTTTCATTGCGAATACGTAGTTTGTCAAGGTCAATTTCTTTACCTTGCATAGTTTTATGCACTTTTCTTGCTGCTTCTTTCATTGCCATAATAGTTCTCCTTTACGGTTATATGTACTTATCTCAAGAATTCCTGCCAGTCTAAATTATATTTAATGCTGTCAATTTTATGCACACCTATTAAAAATAATACATAACTGGCTACACTAGAACCTCGACCAACACCCCAAACTAGGTTATTAGCTTGCATAGTGTCTACAAAATATTTAAGCCAACGTAATAAATCCAGCATATCACGGTCACTGTATTCTTGTAATTCTTCTATAAGGCGAGGATAATGTTGTTTAGGACACTGATTAACTAGGTATTCTTCGATATCTAATTGTTTGTATTCGTCGGGCATAATCCATTTAGACTGCATCTGTTTGTCAAATGCTGTTACATCGGTATCATCTAAATTTTGATAAGAAAATTTAATACCTGTTAACTCTTCTAATTTTTCTATATCGTTTGACGGTTCGACAAATGGTAAATTGTCAACATCGAATTTATAACCCTTATATAGGGCATTAAAGATATCGGCGTCGCTAAAAATTGGATTACTAAAAGAGTCTAATTGCATTACGCAATTTTACTTGACATTGATTAGTTTGTCAAGCTCGGGTGACTTCGTTTGGTGTTGTTGCCACGTTTTAGCTTGCCTATGACGTAGTTCTTCTTTGTAAAGATCTAAGAATAATGATATTTGGTGCTGAACACCAGGATTTGAAGACTGCCAATATTTTCGGCTAAGATCTTGTATCCTAGCGTCAATTTCGGAGTCCTTTAATTTGCTGTAATCTTCGGCTAACGGATGCATTAGGCAAAATCCCCAACGTGTTTTAAAAATACATCATTGCCGCCGTTAATAGTCCATGCCTCGAACATATGACGAGTAGACCCGTCAATGTTAAGCGTAAACGGTAATGTTAATGTACTTTGTGGACGAACAGTTCCGCTTGTGGTAGCAAAATCTAAATCCCACGCACCGAGGCCGTCACTTCTAACATCGATGTAGATTTTAGCAAAACGATCACTTACTGGCCATTGGCTAAATGTTAATGCAAGATCTGCTTTGATTGTATAAGTGAAATATTGTGCTTCTCTAGTGTCAATAGTTTCAGGAGAAGGAGTATTACCATTAACTGATACAGAGCCGTACAATCTTCTAACTTCTGCATTTTCAAGAATGTTATCTTGAAAATTATTATCAGCATTAAGTTTTGCAGTTGTATTGTTTAGTTCAGTTATTACTGTTACAGTTTTTTGCAAACCAACTTGGGTGTTGTTAAAATTTTCTCTAAAGCCCTGGCTATTATTGTCCTGACCTGCAACTGGAAATGTTGGGTCTATTGCGTTTGCCGCTGTAGAGGCACTAGAGATATCTGTAGCTATTGTCATGTTATACTTGTCCTGTTGTTTTCAAATACGATATATTTATCAGCACTGTAGCCGGTGACTGAATCTATTATATATCTATCAATTATATAATCAATTGTTTTAAAATCGAAATTTGTAGTTTCTATGTGATTTTTAATGTTTAACAAGATGGCATCAGCTCGTCCTGGCTTACAATAGCATAACGGAATAGCCGGAATCCAGTCTAATTCATTAACAGTACCATCTTGTATTGTGCGCATCCAAAGTGGCAAATAGTCTCGATCTCGAAGTCCTAGCGATTTAATACGTTCTCTCCACAGTCTAATACTTACTGGAAATCTCTTTGAACTATTAGGATCATCTGCAAACACATTAGTTCGATCAACTGATACATAGAATGGATCAGCAGGATTCCAATATGCAGTATCTAGTGTAAAAGGTCCGTTATAGTATTGATTATTTTGATCTACAGTTATAGATCGTTTATTGCCAACTGTAAAAATCTGCGCAGGCAAATGTGTTTTTCCTATTTCTAACGGATCAACAACATCTAAGTATATAACTTCGTATATAACTTCGTTGGTCCCCCTAAGTTTTGCCTGTGCTTTTTTAACATCACCAAGTTTAAATTTTTTAGGCTTATGATTTCTACCTATAGCACCTTGCACTGCACCTGCCGCTTTGGTTTCAATGCCGGCATATACTAACATTTTTAATTCACTTTGAATACCAAAATTAGGATCGCTCGGTCTGTAAATTGCTGCACTATCAAAAATATTTGAGTCTGTAATAAATTCTCTAAAGTAATCTCGTTGAGTTTGTTTTAAGAACGGCTTAACAACCATAGTACTGTATAGTCTATCGTTAGGAGTATCGATCTTTAATGTGAATGTTTGAGAAATTGCACTATAGCTTAAAATATCTCTAGCTTCAACGATAAACGTATAATCTCGATCAATAGTAGTATCGCCAGCATCTAAAATAAAATCCCCGCTATCGATAGTGGTTAATCCGTCGCCATTAGTTCCAAACTGAGTTACTTTACCTGTTATCTCACCGTCAAGTTGTAGAGTTAATCCGGGAGGTAAACTGCCACTGGTTTTTACATACAAAATAACTGAGTCAGAAAGTGTACTAGACGCACTTAAGAATAAGTTGCTAATATAATTAGCACCTATGCTACCTAGACTTGGAGAAGAGTTCCAATTCATTATACTGTCAATTTCACCAATGGTTTGCACAGTAAATGTTCGTTTAGCACTAGCTTTCTCGTCACGATCGCTAAGTCTTGTAGCGGTAACAGTAAATGAATAAGTTTTTGTTATTGCTGGCTGATACGGAACAATACCAAATACTTCTGCTGTTCCTTGATCAAATTGTAAGCCATTTGGCAGTATACTTTCTGTACCTAATTCAATTCGTGTGTTATTTTGAATTCCAATATCTAAGAATGGAGAAACTGTAAGCACATACTCATTTGAAATATTTAAAACATTCACAATAGTGTAAGTGGTATTCCCTGCACCAGCAACATAGTCTTTCAAACACAACTTATTACCATTAACTGGTACACCAGATGAATTTTTAATTCTAACTAAATTTGTACCTACTCTATTTTCTGTTGATAAACTAGTAAACGCAGTGGCACTAAGTGTAGGATTTACTGTGTCTAAGTTATAAGTTATCGGACCTAAATCTAATCCGTCGTAGGTGTCTAGTTTAAAAGTTAGATAATTGTTGGCTCTTCTAACACCTAGATTTTTAGGTGTTATCCAAATAGGTGCTCTAACATATGTACCATCAACTGTAAAGGTGCCGTTTCCTGCCCATACACCTACATTGTCAGCACGAAAGTAGTCGTCTCCTACTACAAATATTTTGAATTTTCTTGTTGAGCTAGTATCACCGTCAGTTACTGTAACTAAAAATTCATAGTATCGATTTAATTTTTTTGGTGCAAGAGAACTAATACTATAATCAAAATTAACTATATCGTATATGTAACTGTCATAACCGTTAGAGGATCTATTGCCAAAATCATAAGCAATACTATCAAACTGCGTATTATCAAAAGATCCGTTTCCTGATGTCTCTGGGATAGCTAATGCAGGTTGTACCCATCCTACAAGCCTGCCGTCTCTAGTTAAAATTAACCCTGGAGGTAATTGTCCTCCATTTTTAGGTTGAAAAAATTTTAATTCTTGTCCTGCCGCAGTGTCAAAGTCTGTTACTTGCAGTTGAAAATCTATGTATGAACTATCAAGAATATAATACTGATCATTTGCTCCTAGCGGCAATGCACCAGCTGCTGTTTCCCATGTAGGTTCGTCTTGACCTTCAACAGTCCAAAAGAAAGTTCTATCGGCTATCTGATTATTGTAACTGGCTCGAATAACAAATTCAAACTCGGTTGGTCTAGGCACTTCGTACGGCGTTCCGACTATTACATCATTCTCTAAACGTAGGCCAGTTGGTAGTTTTCCAGATATAACTTTAAAAGTCAAACTAGTACTATCGTCAAATCCTGAGTCGTAACTAACTGGCAATTGTTGATTAACAATAGTTCTTTCTTGTACGGCATTAAACTTGTAACCGGATTGTTGAGTCCAAATACTTAAAGCCATCTATTATGTCCTTCTAATCTTTAGTCGAGGGTATACAGCACCAGTTTCTGGTCTTAAATTATGTGTTGCCCTTGGGGACATTGTACCTGACACTGGTATTTCTTTTTTATAGTATAGAAATAAGTTAGCAGCACCTTGCAGATCTTGGCCGTCAGCTGCCCCGCCAGTAGTGCCGGTAAGTTGATTTGACTTGGCAATCCACTGTATATATCTTTTTGCAGACTGTTGATTCCAGTGAGGATACACTTCCAACGCACAGGCTAATACTCCTGCAACTTGTGGACTGGCCATACTTGTACCTGAAATTTTTCCAAGTAGATAACTGCCGTTCCTACTGTCACTGATACCACCTGTATAGGAACTAATAATATACGTTCCAGGAGCCCATATGTCTACGCCTGGGCCGCAGTCACTATATGTAACTTTCTGATCTGTACTAATAGTATCAACTGATCCTACACAAATAGCAGGTAGTTCGTAATCTCCACCGTTGGCAAGATTATCATTAGCTGTAGGACTTGTACCTCTCATATAGTAGTAGGTCTGTCCAGGATATCTGTTACTCATTTCAAAAGTATTATCCCAATCTAGTCCGCCTGGAACATCGTGCTTCCAACGACCGTTACCAGCAGCACCTACCATGATAATACCTTCAGCGTAGGCATCTTCTAAGTCTGCATCTAACCCTGCAACGCGAGCCGGGATTCGTTGTCCAGCAATAAATCCCCAACTGTTTAATTGTTCTGTAGTAAACCCACTACCTATAGTTTTTCTATTGTTAGCACCCAGTTGCAGATCAATTTCTTGCGGTGTTGCTTCATAAAATACATATTCACAGACCATCCCTGGTGTGCCCAGTGTTCCTGAAGTTGACGCATTACCTTCTATTCTTACACGATAAGTCCTAGTTGGAGCAGTTCCTTCTACACCATAGTAAATTCGTTGTACTGAGTTGTCGGCACATGCCCACATGATTTTTGGAAGATTTGGATTAGTAGCACTTAGATTAACGTAGTTACTCGATCCACTACCAAATGTAACATAATGATTAGTACCAACATAGATAGTGCTATAAAAATTTCCTAGGTATTCAATGTCGAACGGTAAGTTTAAAGTCCAGTAGCCGTCGTCATTACTTCCGACAGTCGGCGTAGTTGAAGCTGTTAATGCCGCAGGCCCTATTAATGAGTTTGTAATAGTAGTAACGCTGGCACTTGCAGGAGTACTTTCTGTAATAACAGTTAACGACATAGCAGCAGCAAACAATGGATTTGTTATGCCAGTAATGTCGATAGTAGTATTAAATCTTACTGTATAAATTTCAGTGCCTACTAGATTAATATTATTTTCATTAATGTTTACTTCGATAGTGCCGCCATTCTCAGTGTTAACTGGCCCGTCAGTAAAATTAAAAACTTCTACGCTACTTGCATTTAAAATACTAATTTCGTTACTAATACTCATAGGCCCAGAAACTGAATCAATAGCAACATTGTGAATTAAGTTTATATCAGCAGGACCTTGTATAGTTAGCTCATATGAAGAATTTGGTTGAGCTAGAATAGTTAAACTTGCCTGTTGCCCAGCCTGGCTCCATGATACTGGTTTAGACACAATGTATCCAGCTGGTGGAACATATGCACCAGTAGTTGATATTCTATTACCGTGATTTTCTAAACCTTGTAGCGTAGCTAGGCGTTGATTTGATGTACATACACCACTGTATCCAGTATAGGTTGTACCACCACTAGGTGTGTAAATAGTTCCTCTATACGTAACTGAAGTGATATCACTAAACGTCCATTCGCTCGGAAATATACTCATACCCCAACTGTTGTTAACTATAGTTGGGTTTTTTCTACCTGTTGCATTGTTAATTGATTTGTTACGATGAAACGCTCTAATATAATCCATTACATAGCTAAATTCTGGGTAAGCATTGCCTGCATCGTAATAGATATTATAAATTTTAGCACCACGTGCCCATCCCTGTGTATTCCCTGCTACTGTACCTGCAACGTGTGTAGAGTGACTACCTGTTCCGTAGGAGTATGTAGAGCTAGGATTACTTGGGTAAACTTCTGCATTATGTTGGAACCAATTATATTGTACAGTTCTAGTGCCACCAGTACCGTCGGCATTAACAGCATATTCAGGATGATCCCAAACTATACCATTTTCATCACAAATTACCACATCAACGTTTCGTCCAATTTGTGTTAGTTGTATAGTACCAGTTTGACTAGGAGTTCCAGTGCCGCCCCCACTGTAACCTGACCCGCCCCACCCGGATCGTTGTACACCTTCTGTGCATCTTAACAACCCCCAGTTCCGCATACTATTGCTAGTAGAGCCCGATTTGTCCCATCCGCTAGATGTTTGGTCTATTGCAGATGTTAAATTAATTTCATTAGTAAAATTTTCTTCTGAAAGAATGACCTCATCTTCTTCATAGTTTAAACTAGGAGTGATACCTTTGAGATGCGGTGCTAGATCTACTGACTTAATTCTTGGGTCCTTTGCTAACTCTAAAGCTTCCCAGTCGGCAAGCATATAGTGTGTATTTCTACTAGTAGGTTTTCTTTGTAGGCAGTAGACAGCTCTTTCTAATTCAACATTAGGCGGAGTTTTACCGGCAGTTTCTAGCTCATCGTAAACGGAATCTAAATCAGAAAAGTTATATACCGTGACAATATATTCTCTAGTTTTAATATATTCTGATATAGACATTGTTATGCCTCAAGTTGTAATAGTGCTAATGTGATAGATATATTAGCAGACGCTCCTGACTTATTAGTAACAGCTAATTCTATAGCAGTTGTAGGAACAGATTCGTTATTAAATCCCAGTGTTCCGGGACTGATTAAAAATGTACCAGATCCAGTTGCAATAATCTCAGCAATAACTCCGGACCCAGGTAAAGGGTCCGTACCTTCTAAACGACTAGCATCGGCAAGTCTAGAGGCAGTATCGGT